ATGCCGAAGATGCCCCCTGGCAATAAAGCAAAGAACCCTGGTTCACCACTGGCCGCTTACCAACGCCATAAGCGTTCAACAACCTATGGTCCTACTGGTGGGGCACAGCCTACTCCTAGTGGTCGTCGGGCAGCAAATACTGGTAAACCTAAAGTGAATCCTGGTTCACCAACAGCAGCAGCTGAACGCCAAAAGCGTGCAACAACTTATGGTCCTACTGGCGGAGCGCAACCACGTCCTACTCGCGGTCCTGGTCGTCCTGCCCCTAAGAAGGCTAACCCTGGTTCGCCAACCGCAGCAGCAGAGCGTCAGAAGCGCGCGCGTGCTGCAGGTTCACCAACCGCAGCCGCGGAACGTCAAGCACGTTCGCGTGCTGCAGGTTCACCTACTGCGGCTGCCGAGCGTCAGAAGCGTGCAACAACTTATGGTCCTACTGGCGGTGCACAGCCTCGTCCTGAGCGCGGTCCTGGTCGTGGTGCTAAAGATGTAGTGCGTCCTGTTCGTGGTCCTGGTCGTGGTGCTGATGATCGTCCTCGTCCCGTTCGTGGTCCAGGTCGTTCAAATCCTAAGCCTAAGACAGATGCGCAATTGATTGCTGAACACAGAAAGTTGCAAGCAAAACTTAAGGGTGTTGATTACGATGCACTTGGTAAGTTAATGGCATCTAAAGGTTATGGGGCTTATGGTCGCAAGGCTGCTAACACTGGTCGCAAGACTCTTCCTAAAACCAAGTAGGTAACGATTCAGCCTACTAATGATGGCTGGAACACCTATATATTCATACTACGGAGTCTCTGCAAACATAGGCTCACGTCCCTTTGCTACAGCAGACGCTGCTCCCGCGCCCGCAGGCGGTATGCCCTATATGGGGCATACGCGCTGCATGGCTAACGAAGAAACATGTCAAGGCGCACGTGCCAAAGGAACTGACTACTGCATAGGTCATCTACGACAAAAAGAGAAGGAGAAGGCTAATGAACCTGGCTGAGATCCGCTCGAAGATTCGTGAGATAGTTGATCTTGATCAGCAGGATGTTTCTGACACTCTTTTGACAATGTACATTAAAGATGGTTTTGATCGTATTATTGCTTTGGAACGGCGTTGGCCGTTCTACCAAAAAACGTTCACTATGACCACCACTCCTGGTCAGCGTGCGTATGCCATCAACACTATTGGTGATGGCAACTTGCGTGAGATCACTTCTATTGTTGATACCTCTACTGTTGGTAATCGTTTGGAGTATATTAGTTATGATGATGCTGAAGCGGTTTGGGTCGGATCTTATGACCAAGTTCAACGGCCATTGTATTTCACGTTGTGGCAAGACCAAGTGCATTTGTGGCCCAAGCCTGACACAACGTATCCGCTTACTATTCGTGGATATCGTAAGCCTAACAACTGGTCTATTTCAGATGTTACGGAAGTTGACGCAGACGAACGCCTACATCAGTGTCTTGTGTACTATGGGGTGGCGCAAGTGTACCAGTTGCAAGAGGACATTGAACTCGCCTCCTTCTATCGCAAATCATTTGACGAAGCGGTACGATTAACAGCCGAGGATCTTATGCGCCCTTCGTCGCAACGACCTCTCGCTGTTTCTGATGGTGCTCCACATAACTCTCGTCGCTGGTGGTTACAATCACTTGGTAGGACTCTTGGTCAATGAGCCGTTTGTCGTTGCTTCGTACAGACGATTTTACTGGTGGACTTAACCTTCGCGCTGATCCTTTCCAGTTAGGTCGTACTGAATCACCTGATCTACTGAACGTGGATGTTGATCCACGTGGTGGTTTAACTATGCGTGGCGGTATAACTAAATTGAATGCTTCTGCTATTGGAAGTATTGCTAATGGTTCGTTTAGTCCCAAAGCGTTGTACGCTTGGGATAACACTATCCCCCGTCTTTTGTTATCTGCAAATAATGCGGTTTATGATGCTACGACAACAGTGTTTACTTCTTTAGGTATTACTACGACTGCACCTTTTGGTGCGTCGTTTACTGCTTGGTCTGCAAGTACTGAAAGTTTTGCTTATATTGGTACTGGTGGTGCTACTTACAAATGGAATGGTACGACTGCTACTGCATTGACTGATGCTAGTACTGGTTATGCTAATGATTATGCTTCTCCTGTTACTGGCTTTGCTCCTAAGTGTCGCTATATTACGTCACATGTTGATCGTTTGTGGTGTGCGCATGTGACTGAGGGTGTTACTGATTACCCTAACCGTGTTCGGTTTTCTCATCCTATTAATCGTGAGTCTTGGGCTGCTGATGACTATATTGATATTGTTGAGGGTGGTTCAGGTATTACTGCGATCATTCCTTTTAACGGCAACCTTCTTGTTTTCAAGAAGCGTGCCGTGTTCAGTATTTTGGGTTATTCAACTGACACATTCCAGGTTGTGAACTTGACGAATGAAGTTGGTGCTGTCAATCCTTTGAGTGTTGTTGCTACTGAAACTGCAGTGTATTTTTTTTCTTGGCCTGATGGATTGTTTAAGTTTGATGGTCAGCAGTTTATGGATTTGTTTGCAAATATTCGTCCTTTAATACAGTCGGGTGGGGTTAATAATATTGCTCAGGATGAGATTCGTGTTTGTAATGTAAACCAAAAAATTTGGGTATCTTTACCTTTGGGTGATAGTGTTAAGGCTTCTGTTTCGTATGTTTATGATCCTTCTTTAAAACAGAATGGTGCGTGGACTAAATATCAAACTTCTGATGCAAAAGGTGTTGGTAGTGGCTGCAATTTTGTTACGTCTAATGGTACGACTTATAATTTGGTTTGCCATCCTTCTAACGCTTATGTGTTAAGAGTTGATCAGTTGAGTGTGTATCAGGATGATGTTGGTACTGGTCCTGCTAACTTTACTTCGTATTATACGACTCCTTGGCAGGATGCTAATAATGTTTCTAATCGTAAAATGTGGAGACGTCCTGACTTTGTTGTAAAGCAGACGAGTGTTGCTACTAATTTAAGTATTTCTGTTTTCCATGATTGGGAAGAATCTATTGTTGCTAGATTGTATATTTTAGGTTTGGATGCTTCGGGTAGTTCTCTTATTTGGAATGCTTCTGCTTCTGAACCTGATTCTAATCCTGGTTGGAACCAGGCTAATTGGGGTGCTAGTGCTACTGGTGCTGCTTTTGCTGTTGGCAAGTCTTTAGGTCTTTGTCGTAGCGTGCAATTAAAAATTCAAGGTGAGGGTGGGAAACCTTGGGGTGTTAACTCGATTACCTACAAATATAATCCAAGAAAGGTGCGTGCCTGATGGCTACTGCTGCTGTTACTTATGTGTTCGCTAATGGTACTAACGCTGATGGTGTTCAAGTTAACTCTAACTTTAATAGTGTTGTTAACTTTTTAAATACTGAAACTATGCAGCGTGACGCAAGTATTGCGTTCACTGCTGTACCTACTTTGCCTGCCACTGATCCTACGACTGCGAATCAGGCTGTACGTAAAGCGTATGTTGATAACTTTCTGCCTGCTGGTGTGATCACTCAGTATGGTGCTCTTACTGCGCCGACAGGTTGGGTGTTGTGTCAGGGTCAGGCTCTTAGTCGTACCAATCCTTTATACACTCGTTTATGGGATGCTATTGGTGTTAACTATGGTGTTGGTGATGGTAGTACTACTTTTAATGTGCCTAACTTGCAGGGCCGTATTCCCGTAGGTAGGGATTCTACTCAGACTGAGTTTGATGTTTTGGCTGAGACTGGTGGTGCTAAGACTCATACTTTGCTTCAAACTGAAATGCCTTCTCACACACATATTCAGGATGCGCATAACCATTCGCAGGACGCGCACACGCATATTCAGGACGCGCACACGCATACGCAAGATGCGCATAACCATTCGCAGAACTCGCATAACCATACGCAGGATGCGCATAATCATACTCAGCAAGCGCATAATCATGCTGTTTATATTAATACTAGCGAAAATGGCAGTCATAGTCATGGTGCATTTTTATCTTCTAACAATGGCACTAGGGGAACTGGTAGCACATTAACACCAAACTTGGGTAGCAGCACTACTACTAACTCTGCTGGTAGTCATGATCACTTAGTTGCAGGATACACTGCTGATAACACGCCTTTAAACAATGCCAACACTGCCACCAACCAGGCTACTACCGCAACAAATAACGCTGCTACAGCAACTAACCAAGCGAACACTGCACTTAACCAAAATAGTACTGCTACTAACTTGGCGGCTACAGCCACTAACCAGTCAACTGGTGGAGGTTTAGCACACAATAACTTGCAGCCTTATATCGTGGTGAACTACATTATCAAATTATGACTAAATGGACTGCGCCTGACGTTGCATCCATTCGTGGTGACAACAGTAGACCTCTACAAAAGATCTTCGGATCTTTAACAGAGTACCTTAAAGACACTTTAAGTCAGACGACAGAAGTTTCTCAAACGTATGTGCGTAATGGTGAAACGACAGCGTTGACTATTGGTACTGTCGTATATTTGCATGCTCAACAAGGTGATCGTGCGACTGTTAAACGTGCGTTTAATACGAGTGATGCCACGAGTGCTAAGACTCTTGGTGTCGTCGCAGAGTTAATTCCTGCTCATGGTGATGGTCTTGTTACTACGATGGGTTATTTAGAGAAGGTTAATACTTCTGCGTTTACTGCTGGACAAACTTTATATTTGGGTGCTACTGCTGGGACGTTTACTGCTACTAAACCTGTTGCTCCTAACCATATGGTTTATGTTGGTGTTGTTGTTCGTGCTAATGCTGGCAACGGCATTATTTATGTCCGTTGTCAGAATGGTTATGAGTTAGATGAGATTCATGATGTTTTGATTACGTCTCCTACTGCTGGGCAGACTTTGTCGTATGATGCTGTTAATAGTTTGTGGAAGAATGCGACGTTTAGTGATGGCGGTGGGTTGACTAACCTGAACGCAAGTAATCTTGCGTCAGGTACTGTTCCTACTGCACGTGTGAGTGGTTCTTATACGGGAATTACTGGTGTTGGTACTGTCACGGTTGGTACTTGGTCGGGTTCGTTTGGTGCAGTATCAGGCGCAAACTTAACTTCATTGAACGCATCAAACTTGTCTAGCGGTACTGTTGCTTCTGCAAGATTGAGTGGTGGCTACACGGGCATAACTGCTCTTGGTACTTTGACTGAACTTTTAGTAGGCAAAAATTGCACTACTGCAACGGTGGCAGCAGCAAATGATACAGGTAGTTTTTCAGTTAGAGGTAATGCGTCGTTTCCAGCCGTCATGTCTTTCCATAGGACTGGGGCTTATGCAGTAAACTTTGGTTTGTCAACAAGCAATGTTATGGAGTTGGGTGGCTGGTCTGCTGGTGGTATTAAGTTCAGCGTAAATATGGGCAGTGGTGATGTGACTGTTACTGGGAGTTTGGCTCTCTCTGCTTCAACTAACGCTTATGTTTCGTATGCAAACACGCCTGATAGTGCGTTGCCTTGGATGCAAGGGCCGACATTTCAAGGTCAAACAGGTTGGGCTTTTTACTCGGCAGTTTTGGGTTCATACCGTATGGGTTTCCGCAGCGGAAGTAGTGGTGCAACGAGATATATGTGGTCTGCCGATAGATGTTTGTTTGGTTCGCAACCCAACGACGGTCTTATGAACGACACAGTAAATGTTATTGGTAGTTCAATTTGGGTGCAATCAATGCCTGCTAGTACAGGGGCAACTGTAGTGAACAACTTTGGTTTTCTACGGTATGTCAGTTCACGCAGAGAACTAAAAGACAACATCGTTAGTGTTGAATCATCTGATGGTCTTGATCGCGTGCTTGCGTTACGACCTGTTGAATTCACAATGAAGCCTGAACTTCTAGCAGACGCAAACGAGTACACGCCATTTGATGTTAAGCGTGGATTTATTGCACAAGAAACAGCGGAGGTAGATCACAGGTACGGTCAATGGGGTTGGGTTGATGAAAACCAAATGATGGCAACAACTCCTGCTATAAATGGTGAGTTGCCATTAGAAGATGCAACACCGATCTATTGGAACCACGACGCTGTTATTGCAGATATCGTGGCAAGTATTCAAAATATAAACGCCCGACTACAACAATTGGAGACAGTATGAGTGAGCAATCACAGGTAGATGCAGGCAAAGTTATTGAGTCTTTGCTACGACAAGTAGCGGAATATGCTCAGAAGGTTGCCTTGTTGGAGGCTTTTATTGCTTCTGTGGATAAGGGTGAGGGTAACGAAAAGGGTGATTAGTGATGGCTTACACTGATATAGGTTTAAATTACGAACCAAGGAAGCGTGCCGCTGGTCAGCAGCGTGACGCTTCTTTAGCGATGAATGCGTTTAGCCGTATGTTGTCGCAGCAACGTGGTGCTCGTGATGTTATGGCTACTGATAAGGCTGCTTCTAAAGGGCTTGAGGGTTTTGGTGCTGGGTACGGTAAGCGTGGTTTGCGTAATAGCGGTATTTTTAAAAGTGCTGCTTCGGACTATTCGCAGAATTGGATGCAGCAACGTAATGATCAGTTGGATGCTTTGCGTCAGCAGATGGCTCAATATAATTTGCAGGATGCTCAGTCTCAGGCTGGTTATGAAGGTACGTTGGGTGATATTGAGTTGGAGAAGCAGCGTGACATTCTTGGCACTGCTGCTTCCTTACAGGGCTTGCGCCCGTTTTTAGGAGCGTGAGTTATGGCTACAGTTGATCAGATGGAACGGGATCGTAAAAGAACTGTTGGTAAACCAGCGACTGTTTCTGCTTATAAGGGTCCGAGTGGTGGTGTTCAACCTGGTTTCAGTGCTGCTGTTCAAACACAAACGAATTCGGCTAAACCTGGTGTTTTTGCTCCCGATGAAACTTTTGGTGATATGGCTGCTCTTTGGGGACAGGGTTTTGATCAAGGTTTAAGAGGTGATGAGTTAAATCAATTTGCTCAACATGGTTATAACCAAATATATCCTAATGGGAATAAGCCTAAGCCTAAGGCCAAACCTGGAAATGGTGCGGCTCCTGTTGATAAGAACGCTCCTTTGATGTCGGCGCTCACACAGTATGCAACAGGCATGAATGCTTCTGCTGTTAATCCTGCTATTAATGCTGGGTATGGTCAGTTGTCTACTGATGCTCAGGCTCGTGCTAAGGCACAGCAGGATATGATTGACCAGTTTTATGGTGGTGCTGAAACGCAACTTGGTGGTTTGAATACTAATGCTTTGAATTTGTTGAAACAACAGTATGAACAAACTAGTGGTGAGATTGGTACTCAGGCTGAGGCTGGTCGTACAACTATTGATGAGAGCACCCAGCGCGCTTTGGCGGCGCTTGGTGGTCAATCTAACCCTTACGCCAATTTACAAATGGCTGATATTGGTACTGTAAGCGATCCTATGGCTGCCTATAGCCAGGCTGTTGGTGCTTCTCAGGGTGGTATTAATGCTTTACAGCAGATGTTGCAGTCTCAGAACGCGGCGACAAGCGGGGGATTCGGTAATCTTGCTCAGTTGTTGGGTGCTTCGAATCAGGCGGCTCAGCAGTCTCGTATTGGTGATGTGAATGTCGCTCGTGCGGGTGCTCAGCAGGATTTGGCGGCCAATCAGCGTGCGGCTAGTTTGCAGGCGTTACAGCAGTCGCAAGCGGCTCAGCAGGCTCAGCAGGCTCAGTTTGCTCAGGCTATGCAACAGTTGGGTCAGTCTAAGTTGCAGTCAGGTTTGCAGAATCAGAGTGGTTTGGGCGACTTGCAGAATCAACTTGGTCTTGGTCAGTTGCAAGCCAATTTGACTCAGGGTTCTAACACTCAGGGTCGTCAGGATCAGTTGATGCAACAGTTGTTGGGTCTTGCTGGTCAGGGTATTGATATATCTAAGATTATGGCTCTTCTTGGAGGTCAGTGATGGCTTATGTTAATGATCCTTTGGGTCTTGTAGGTTTTTTTGATAGTTCGGGTGGCGGTGG